GCTCCAGTCAACCACTCTCGGTCTAATTTCAAAAGTTGTGAAAAAACAGGTCAATGACCCTTGGCTCCAGTCAACCACTCTCGGTCTAATTTCAAAAGTTGTGAAAAAACAGGTCAATGACCCTTGGCTCCAGTCAACCACTCTCGGCTTAATTTCAAAAGTTGTGTGATCTTGGTATTTATGGCGAAGCCATGTAGCGTAGCGTAACGGTTTTAAAAGGTGGTCGCATGTCTCCTGCATCTATCCCCCGCGTATACCAAAAAATCAGTTTTGGATCTAAACGTCGCGATTTGGCATGTCCGGGGATAGTGCAGCTTTGTGGCCGTGAAGCGTTGCCCGTTTATCAATCAAGGTTAGATCTCTTTTCTAAAAAACATGTCTTTGCTTTGGCGCGTTGCCTGTATTTGTTGCTCGTAGCTCGCAGCACTTCGCAGGGCAGGCGTAGCGCCCGCGAAGTGCGCGAAGCGCACGAGCTAATTTATTACTAAGACACTTTAGGAAATAGGTGGTTTGGTTGCGGTTTTTGGTTTTGGTTTTAAAAGTTGAATTCTGGTTTTTGGGCAAAAAAATGCCCCGCGAAGTTTGTACCTTCCGGGGCAGTGATCAACAGAAAGGGCTGTTAATGGAACGCATTATAAATGGGATGCTCTTTGAGGGCAAACGGGTTGCGGATTGCTATGACGTGCGTACTTGGACGTGCAATGGGGTCATGGAACGTTCTGCCCGGCAGGTCATAGAGTGGACTGAGGCACCAATTTTTCCGGATTTGCCTTACATGGACTATAAAGAGCCTGACCCTGAAAAGGATGCTGACTGGCTTGCAGAGCAAAAGGAAAAGCATTTAAAGCAAGCTGCCTCGAGGGCAAAAACTATGTGTCGTCGGTTCATTATTACCGAGCGATTTGATGAAATGCTGACTCTTACGTATCGGAAAAATCAACCCGATCGCGCTCTTTGTAAAAAGCATTTTTCGATCTGGTCAAAGCGCATGAAACGGGCTTTAGGTGATTTTCGGTATTGTGCTAGTTTTGAGGTGCAGGAACGGGGGTCGATGCATGTTCACATCGCTACTCATAAGCTGCCAGTGAATGCGGATTACAAGCGGGTCAGAATCAAAGCGTGGCAGCTTGGAACAAAGATTTGGCGTGATGTGGTGGGAGATTACGGCGGTCTTTGTTTTGTGGGTGGCAAAACAAAATTCGGTGCCTCTGGAAAGCGTTCTATGTCACTTGCCAAGATGGCGGCGTACGTCTCTAAGTACATTCTCAAAGATTATGCCCTTTCCCCTGAGGAGACGAACCGTTACAGCCGCTCAAATGGGCAGGTAGGGGGAGAGGTGCATACCATGCGTTTGAACGCTTCTATGCCCGAAATAATCGCTACATGCTTTGAATGCAATGATGGTGATGTGATCGTGTCACATCGGGTTAGCTATTGGTCGGATAGTTGGTGGCTTTGTACTGAGGCGGGGGTTAATCATGTTTGATGTTGCTGTTCTTTGTTGTACTCCGTCCAGTGTTTATAAATCTTTAGCTTCTGAGTGTTTTGACATGTATCGGGATGCGATTACATACAGTGGCGTGTTGCCTGTGGTGGCACATCCTCCATGCAGGTCATGGGGTCGGTTGCGTCATTTGGCTAAGCCTGTGGATGGCGAGCGTGCGTTGGCTTTGTTTTGCGTTCGGCAGGTTCGGCGCTGTGGTGGTGTTTTAGAGCATCCTGCGGGGTCATTGTTGTGGAGTCAGGCTAATCCTTATCCTTTGCCGTTGCCGGGTGCTGGTGTGGATGCTTTTGGGGGTTTTTCTCTGTCCCTTTATCAGTCTGATTTCGGTTATCCGGCACCTAAGCATTCATGGCTCTACGTTGTTGGGTATCCTCGACCTGGCGAGTTGTGTAAAGTGTTTCGAGCTGGCGAGTTGTGTAAAGTGTTTCGAGCTGGCGAGTTGCGTAAAGTTTCGAGTCAACCGGCTGCTCGTCGGATGGACACTCCTCCAATATTTGCTGATTGGTTATTGCGTTTGGCGTCTGTTTGTGAGTAGGCATTAAAAAACCCGCTGTTGCGGGTCGTTAAAATTGCGGTGCAAAGTGTCGCTTGTCTCTTAACGATAATATACATCGTATGGACTGGCTAATCCCATAAGTCAGGCTGGCCACGAGGGGCAACACGGTAACGCTGGCCGCGCCAGTCGCTTGCAACGACTTTCCCAATAGTCTGTAAAGTTGCTCTCCCCGAAGTGTTCCCTTGGTTTTTTCGAGGGTCGCTCTGATCAGTTCTTGGACTGCATCCTCTCTAGCTACACCGGCGAGTCTTGCTCTGTCCTCTGGTGTGCATGTTCTTTTGCCGATTTTCCAAGCGGAAATGTTTTGTTGAGGCATCCCCAAAACCTTGGCCAGCTTGTATTCGCTTCCGGCTATCGCACCGGCTTTAGCAATTAATAAATTTAATGATTCATCTGTTGACATGGTCAGCACCTTTGATTAGTATTCGGCTAATCAGCGAATTTGCTGACTAGCTAACCGGTCTGGTAACTGTATCACTTCCGGTTATTTCCTTAAATTTTCTGTGGAGTCGTCACCATGCAAAAGTTCCCTTCCCCCCTCCCTCATGACCTCAAATCTGAGGAAATCGAATTTCGCAAAGCCTTTGCCAGTGCTATGCGCAAAACGGTTGCTCCCCCGGCTGTCGAAAAAGCCTCTGTGCTAGTTGTGACGACTCCCATGGGGGCCGGGCAGTCGGCGGGGCATCCTGAGTCTTGCCTGTTTCCTCAACGTCAACATGATGTAAAGCCTTACGCGTTCGCTACTGGGTTAACTGTTGCATGTGATTTGTGCTCGGGTGATTCTTCTTTGCAAATGTGGGATGTAATAAATGGTTATGACCTAGATGCTCCTCATGGGTTGCCATCTGGTGGTTGTAAAGCGGTTGTGTGTGGGCCTTTTACATATGCGTCGGCATGTGTAGGCCGTGAGTGATGAATGCCCAGCGTCAAGGCATTCGTGCAAAGCCTTCGCGGTGGGCTATTCCACTTTAACCGGCCCTAGTGGTCTATCAATCATGTCTTTTTATTCGACCGTCAATGTGTTGCAGGTCAACGAAATCGAAAAGGGCACATCAGCAAAAACGGGTAAGCCGTGGGAACGTCACACTGCCGAGGCAGTTCTCGTAAATGAGGAAACCGGGGAAGTTTCTGTTGGCAAACTGGATATCCCCCCTACGCTTCGTGGCACCGTTTCCAAGGGTGTCTATCGTGCTGGTTTTTCACTGCATGTCCCGACTTTCGGCGATCAACAAGGGAAGATCGTTTCACGGCTTGTGTCTCTCCTTCCTGTGCCTGTTAAGGGCGCTCCTGCGGCCGTTGCTGCCGCTCAAAAGGCTTAATCATGCTCTGTGCCTCTCTTTCCGGTTCATCGCTTGTAGTGGCTCCTGCTGGCACGGTTTGCGGGGCATCTGATCTTGTCGTTTTTACCTCTGCTGAGGCTGATCAGATTTTCAATTCGCCACTTGCTTTGACAGCCGAACAAGGTGGCGCTGTGGCGGGTGCAATTATGTTGGTGTGGGCTTGTGCGTGGGCTTTCCGCATGGTGATACGTGCGCTCAACTCTGATGTTGTGCAGCCTTCTTCTGAATGAAATTTCAGCATTAAGCCTATTAACGCAGTGATGTGCTGTGGGCTTACTGCCGGGATATTCCGGTGTTTTTTGGAGAGTTTCCATGAATGCAAATTTCAAACGCGGCCTCGTTGCCGTTGGTGTTTTGACTGTTTTCGGTGCTGCTCAAGCTACCGCTGTTGACGTGTCTGGCCTCGTGACTGGCATTGGCGAACAGGTGGCCTCTATCTCGCTGGTCGGTGGCGCTGTGTTGCTGGTTTACATGGCGGTTAAGGCGTTCAAATTTGTTCGCGCTGCTATGTCCTAAGCATCGGCTTTTTGTTGGTGATTGTCTCGGCAGTCACCAATGAAAAACCATTACAAGGGGTCGTTATGGGTGTCTATGTGTTGATTGCGATATTGGGGGCGGCATGGCTTATTTTTTCCGCTTAGCGGTTGCTCTGCTTTGTCTGCTCGCGTCGCCCGTCTATGCTGCTTGGAAATACACCTCAACATCTACGGAATGCGGCACGGTTGCGGCGGTTGGTGCGGCTTGGGTTGCGGGTCATAACAACACTTCGGGCGGGTTTACCTATTACTTCACCGTGACCTCTACTAATGAGACAACGGGCGCATATGGCGGGACATATTATTCCGTGAATGTCAGTAATGGCATTGCGGGTACGCCTATCGGCTGGACTGCTCAGGCGGTCAGTTGTGTGGCGGGTCCATGTGCTGCTGGTACGTCCGTTTCAGCAACGGTCGGGATAGGTTGGTTTCCTCTTGACTCTAGTGGGAGTCTAGTTTCGGCATATACGGCGATTGCGGCAGCTCCTAGGTCCATCTGTACTAATGTTGGCGCTAACCTCTGCTCGGCCTCTGGTGGGGTCGGGTCGGTTGGTTTCAAAAGCTCCGATATGGTCAATGGTTCCGTGCCGGTGGTTGGTTTTTTTGCCGGTTCATTGTCAGGGTCAACGTGTGCCGGACCTGCTACGCCTTCCATCGTTACAGCCTCGCCGCCTCCGTGTTTGGGTCAACAGGGCACCGTTAACGGCTTAACCGTCTGTCTGCCTGCTGAGTCAGATGCCAGTAAAGAGGCACGCGCTCAATCGGCTGCGGCGGCTGCTGCATCTGCGGCGGCTACGGCTGCTTCTAATGCGGTAAAGGCGGCGGGGGGCACAGATGCGGCGGCGGCGGCTGCTGGTGCTGCTGCGGGGTCTGCGGCGGGTGTTGCTGCTGCATCATCTATCCGGGGTGGTGGGTCGGCGGGTGCGGCTGCGTCGGCTGGTGCTGCGGCTGGTGCTGCGGCTGGTGCTGCGGCGGCGGCGGCGAATACGGCGGGGAAAGCTAGCACGGCTGCTGCTGGTGATTCGGCTGCGGCGGCAGCTGGTGTGGCGGCGGGTGATGCTGCGGCTGCTGCTGGTGCTGATGCGGCTGCTCAAGCTGCTGCGAGTGCTGCGGCGAGTACTGCGGCTAGTTCTGCGGCTACGGCGGCGGCTACTGCGGCGGCGGCGGCTGGTAAATCGGCGGCTGAACAGGGTGCGGCTGCTGCTGCTGCTGGTGCTGCGGCGGGTAAGGCGGCGGGTGATGCTGCTGCTGCTGCTGCTGCTGTTGCTGCTGCTGCGGGTAAGAGCGCGGCTGATGCTGCTGCGGCTGGCGCTGCTGCTGGAAAGGCTGCTGCTGATGCTGCGGCTGCTGCTCAGGCGGCAAAAAATGCTCAGAAAACTGATAACTCTGTGACTGAGTTTTGTAAGACCAATCCTACTTCGTCAATTTGTAAACAGACCCCTGATAGCACATTCAGTGGGTCGTGTGGTGTTGCGCCTGCGTGCACTGGGGACGCTGTTATGTGTGCTGTTGCTGCTGCGACATTTTCCACAAATTGCAGCCTTTCCATGCCGGTTGTAGCTACTGCCGAGGAAATCAATTACACGTCATCTAAGACTATCACTGGTGATCAGACCAAGACACTTGCTGGTAATTCAATCGTCGATATCAGCTCTAGTTCATTTGATTCATCAAACCTTATTGGTGGCTCTGGTGGCATGTCTGATGTTACTGTGGTTGTTGCTGGTCGTTCTGTCACTTTGCCTTTTTCGTCTATCAATCCGTGGCTTTCTCGCCTTGGTGTTTTGTTGCAGGCGGTCACCTTTTTAGTGTGCGCTTATATCGTTACTGGTACACGTCAAGGGAGTGCATAAATGGGTATCTTGCTGCGTTTTGGTGGTTGGCTTTTAGGTGGTCTCGTTACGATTTTGCCGTCCATAGTGGGTCAGGTTCTTGTGTCACTTGGTCTCGGTGTTGTGACTTATACAGGTATGTCCGCCACACTCGGTTGGCTCAAATCAAGCGTTGTGTCTTCATTCGCTGGTTTGCCTGTTGAGGTTCTCAACATGTTGTCGTTAATGCAGGTTGGTTCTTGCATTTCGATGGTGTTTTCAGCTATGGTTATTCGCCTTGCAATTCAGGGCATGTCGGGTGCCAGTTTCAAGCGGTGGGTTAAGACATGATCTACCTTCGTACAGGTGCTAATGGCGCTGGAAAAACACTTTTGACGCTCAAGGAAGTTCGTGAAAAGTCCATTAAGGAAAGTCGTCCGGTCTACCATAATGGGCGTTTCAAAGTGGCTGAGGATGGCCCGCTTGCTGACTGGAAGGTGATCGATGCCAAGGATTGGCAGACTGTGCCTGATGGGGCCATCTTTTTGTTTGATGAGTGTCACAAGGACTTTCCGCCTCGCTCACCTAGTTCGGCTGTGCCTCCTTATGTCCAGATGTTGGCTGAACATCGTAGTCGTGGTTTTGATTTTTACCTTATCACTCAACATCCGGGAAACTTCGATAAATTCATTCGTAACATCATCGGTTCCCCTGGCTGGCATCAGCATTTAAAGCGTGCTTCCGGCGCTCCATTGGTTTCCGTGTTGCAGTGGGCTGCTGTTAATGATCAGCCGCAAAAAAACGGATCTGGTGCGTCTGCTCAGGTGTCGATGGTTCCATATCCCAAGGAAGTTTATGGCTGGTATCAATCAACTTCACTTGATACCGCAAAAGTCAAAATTCCGTTTCAGGCAAAGCTTTTAGTTTTCGCTTTGTTGGCCGTTCCTGCAATGGGTTATTTGGCATATTCACGTTACATGCATCAGTTTTCAAAAGAAAATGTCGCTCATCAGTTGGGTATTCCTGCAAGTGGTTCTGGTGTTGTCGGTAATGGTGGCGCTGGTGTAGTTGAGGCTAAGCCTGCTGTGATGACTCCAGCGGAGTATTTAGCCTCTTACACCCCGCGTGTGGTGGGGTTGGCGTACTCTGCACCTCGCTATGACGCTTTGACTGTTCCTGTCAATGCACCTTTTCCGGCTGGCTGCGTTTCTATGGGGTCTCGTTGTACTTGCTACACCGAACAAGGCACAAAAATAGATACCACTAATGCGATTTGTGTCCAGATCGTCAAGGATGGTTATTTCAAGGATTGGGGCTCTGTCGGTCATGTAGATCAACATCCGGTCGTTGCGTCTGGTGCTGTCTCAAAATCGTTGTAATGACCTTCGGTTTATGTCAACCACTCTCGGTCTAATTTCAAAAGTTATGAAAAAACAGGTCAATGACCCTTGGCTCCAGTCAACCACTCTCGGTCTAATTTCAAAAGTTATGAAAAAACAGGTCAATGACCCTTGGCTCCAGTCAACCACTCTCGGT